TCCGCTACAATTAAAGACCGATTGCAATAGCGCATATTTTCATGATAAATATCGCTTGTGGTTAGTGAGGCCTTGTATAAATATTCTTTTGCATAGATGCGTTTTTTGGCTTTGTCTATTGATACTTTTATGAGCGTTGTTGGATCAATACTAAATCCAAAATCCTGTCCAAATATAACCGTTCCTACTTCTTCAAAATTATCAATTCGCCAATTATTAAAAACAACTCCTTCCGCTTTGTTTAACCATCCACCGAGTATTTGGTGTTTGTACTTTTGTGGATTGGTTTCTTTTATGCGCAGTATTTCATTTATAAAAGATTGATCCAGGTTATCGATATTATCCTCATAGGTAGTATGTATGTACGTCACATCGTCTTTAATTCCATTGAAGCCTTCTTGAACTCCACGCTCCTCAAAGAACTTTTTATAAATCCAATGTTCTTTTGTGCTTGGGTTAAGGATTAGAATAACTCTGTTCTGTTTACCCTTTTGCCGGATGGATAAATTGATTTTGTCAAATGTGCTTTCGTCAGTTAGTTCTTCCGCTTCATCGAGTACCCATGTCGTAACTCCCTGTAATGATTTAAGGTTTGCAGTTTGATCTCCGCTTGATGTTCTTATCCCTTTAAATATTATTTCGCTATTTGATTGCTTGTTTTTTATTTCAGATTTTGTAACTTCAAATAATTCATTGAGCTGCATCAAATCGATCTTTTCTTGGAACTCCGGTATAATTGAAAGATGCGCACTTGTCATTGTCTGACGAGTGAATAATATTTTATGGCCTTGCTCAAATGATAAAAGGTTGGTAAAAGTACCAACTGCAAAAGATTTTGACGAACCTCTGCCTCCTGTTACAATAAAGTAACGAGTATTATTACTAAATAATTTAGAATATTTTTTGTTTAATATAATCAAATGTATTTTTGTATTTTTAAATTATTATCATAAACATAATCATAATATCTTTTTATGGCATCTTCTTCTGTATTAAATAACCCTAAATATATTCTTTCGTTATTATGAGTAATTCTTGCTGTATATTTTCCTTTTTGTTTTGAATAAGAAACACCAACACACTTTTTGTTTTCTCTTTTATGGTAGTGCCTTGTATTAGCCATATTTGAAACCCACTCTAAATTATTACAATTATTATTGCTTTTATTAAAGTCTTTATGATTTACAGTATCATAATCATCATTTATTTTTATTAAAAAATTTTCAGCTACTAACCTATGAATTTTATATGTTTTTTTATATTTTTATAAAAATACGATCATTTTACCTTGTCCGATTGACTACCATCCCCATGCTCCAGTCATACCACTTGCCGAATAATCAGTGACTACACCTTCAAAAAAATTCTTGAAAGATACGCCGTTCACAATCCAGTCAAGCCAAGGTAGTGGATTTTTATCAATGTGGTAAATAGGTAGGCAGTCAAGTTGCATGAGCCTACGATCGGCTAGATACCTAATGAACATCTTGACTTCAATTTTCACGAGGCTTTCCACTACTTGAGCCTCCCCAAAGATCATGTCAATCAGCTGATCTTCTAAATCAACGGCTTGTGTAAATAGGTTTTGTATTTCCGCTTGCTCAACCTTGATATTCATCTCTTTTACATAGGTTTGATAGAGCTGAGTCATTGCTTTTACATGCAAGCTTTCATCTTTAATAGACCATTCCACAACCTCGCACATGCCTTTCATCTTGCCTTGTTGTTGGAAGTGGAGGAGCATGACAAAAGCTGAGAAAAGAGACATCCCTTCGTTGCATACCGCTTGAGCAAGTGAATAAGCCGTTTGAACGAAATCGCTAGGATTGATTGATTGCATATTGTGAATTTTATCGAGCATAGGCTTGTGATTTAAGAAGTATGCATACTCACTCTCATCAAGGCCCAGTGTATCATTAAGTAAAGCATAGGCTCTTTGGTGAGTACCCTCTCGGTTGGCAAAACTCAGCAGCATGTTTCTGATTTCATTATTCTTGAATATGGGCAAGAATTGATCCACATAGTTATCAGCTACGGCTACATCCGATTGAGTAAAAATTCTAAGGATTTGAGTGATGAATTTCTTAGCATCAGGTGATAGCGAGTTGCTCTTCCATTGCTTTACATCCTCTTGTAGTTTTGCCTCCCATGTCCCCCAGTGCATCTTCTCATGCTCTTCAGCGATTTGCATAGCCCAAGGATATCTGAAAGGCTTGTAGGTTTTGCTCTCTTTTAGTAAATCACTCATTTTTATCCCTCACATGCAATACATTCATCGAGTTTTGTCACTTGCTTAACCACTGGCTTACTGATCTTTTCAGCTTGAGTCCCCGCCGTAGTACGAAGGTAGTACACTGACTTTAAACCTTGTTTCCACGCTTGAAGATGGCAAGCATTGACATAGGATTTTGAGCTACCAGAGGGGAAGAAAAGATTAGTGGATTGACCTTGACATATATGTACTTGCCTATCCCCAGCATGTGAGATAATCCATTGTTGATCAATCTCAAAAGCCGTCTTAAAAATTTGTTTTTCTTGATCGGTGAGTAAATCTAAATGCTGAACGGATCCTTCATGAATGATGATGGATTGCCAAACCTCTTCATATTGAGTTTCACTTAGTTTTTTAGATAGTAGTAATTGATCAAGGTATTTGTTCTTAGTAAGGAATGTCCCCGCTCTTGTGCGGTGAGTGAATGCATTAGCTACCCATGGCTCAATACTAGGTGATGTATCTAGGATGATACTAGAGTTTGAATTTGGAGCAATCGCAAGTAAATGTGCATTGCGTCTACCCGTACCTAAACCATCAGGATATTCACCTCGTTCAATTGCAAGCTTTTCACTTTGAGCAACGGCTTTCTCTTTAATCAATTTGAAAATCTTATTGTTCAAACTCTTCGCTACTACTGACTCAAAGGATACTTTCTTGCGTTGTAGGTACGAATGGAAGCCCATAGCACCAAGTCCAAGACTTCTCTCTTGCCTTGCTCCATGTATCGCATTCTTGAGTTGGTGAGGTGCATGATCAATAAAGTATTGTAAAACATTGTCTAGGAAAGTGATGCAATCCTCAACGATAGTGGTATCTTTCCACTCATCAAAATATTCAAGGTTGAGGCTAGATAGACAACATACGGCTGATCTATCTTTAGCCGTTGGTAAGAAAATTTCTGAGCATAAATTTGAGCTATGTATTTGTAATCCTTGATCTTTTAAACTTTGGGGCAAGGCTCTATTAGCGGTATCCTTGAACATGAGATAAGGCTCTCCAGTTCTAAATCGTACTTCTAAAATTCTTTCCCACAATTCCCTTGCTCTTACCGTTTCTCTTATTTCGCTTGTATGTGGATCTATCAAGTCCCATGCTTTATCATCTATCACCGCTTGCATGAATGCATCACTTAAACAAATTGCATTATGAAGATTGAAGGCCTTGCGATTTGTATCACCGCCAGTAGGTAGCCTTAGATTTAGAAATTCAATAATATCGGGATGATCAATATCAAGGTAAGCAGCATAACTTGCGCGTCTAGTTTTACCTTGTCTATAAGCCTCAACATCCGAGTCAATCGTCTTAATGAATGGAATAGGGCCGGGGGCTTTTTGGGATACCGCCCGTACATGCCCCCAATAGCCACCTACCCCACCACCTAGCACGCCAAGCCAACGGTTTTCACTTGTATGTGCAATCAAACCGTCAAGATCATCGCTTACATAGGTGAGATAGCAAGAGATAGGCAAGCCCGCCTTTAGCTTTTCCTCATCCTTGATCCTTGCATTGGATAGGATGGGGGATGAGAACATAAACCAACCTTGTCGCACATAGTTATAGATACGATCAGCTAGAGCATAATCATCAGCACAATAAGCCTTGCTTGCTCGCTCAAATGCTTGATCAATTTCAGTTTCATAAGATAGTAGATAGTAGCTCTTCAAAAGTGATAGAGCATGATCTGAGAATTGCATTTTTTAAATTTCCCCTTGTGTGAGTGGATTTTCATAGTAGCTAAATCACAAGGGGTATGATTATTTTTTAATTGCTCCTACGAGCCATGACAAGGATTAAGATTTTCTTATTATCATCCTCACATACAAGAGGAGTGAGTACGCCAGATTGATAGGCTTTAGTAGTATGTGCAATAGCGTGACCAAAATAGGCGGTTGAGAATTTGGAAGAAGCACAACCTTCTTCTACAAAATCATCATCAGCATATTCGTATAAATCATGTCCACTAGTATCACTACCAACGATGAGAAAGTTGTTTTGCTTGTCCACGGATAGCATGATATGACTCACCTCTTTATCCGTTTGAACTTTTGCGACTTGTTTCAAGCATTGTTTCAAGGTTGCATTCAATTCGTACACAATAGGTGAATTTTCATACTCTTTGGGGATGATTGAGCGAGTATCTGGGAAGTCCTCTTGAATGAGTCTTACGGCTACAAATTGAGACACATCCTTGAAAATGATATGACCTTTAGCAAGTGTAATTGTGGGGTAGATTGTAGTATCAAGGAAACTCTTTACATGCTTTAGCGAAGAGATTGGGATGAGGGTATTGAAATCAATGTAACTCTTTTTTTCAAGTGTGACGCGAGCGAGAGTATACCCATTTGTAGCCTCAATTAACAAGTTATCACCGATTGTTGAAAGATGAAGTGCACCGAGCCTTGCTCTCTGACCAGTCTTATCGGCACAAGGCTCGGTTAGGTCAATCGCTTTCTTTAGATCAATCAATTCAGCTTCATTCCATACGGGTGTAGACTCATCAATCTCAAAATCACTAAAAATCTCGGGGTATTCTTTAGGATCATGAGCCTTGTAGTAAATCTTAACTGAGCCTTGAGAAATGACTTGCTTGTCAAAATCAATTGTGATTTTACCACTAAAGATAGAGATTGCTTGAGCCAGTGATTGGTGGTGCATCAAGATTTCAATTTTTTCACTCACCGCTTGATCAAGATCAAATTGAGCGATTTTGGTAGCTTCAAGATTTGTGGATTTTAGTGTGAGGATAGTATCTGATACACCTACATAGATATAAGATAAGTATTCTGGAGATGTTAGTTGTGATGCAAGAGCGATGATTGATTTAACAATCGCAACATTCTTAGTCAGATCAATAGTGATTTTCATGGATTGTCCTTTGATGAAAGATAGCTTTATATATCAAAGAATTTATATCAGATCAAATTTGATCTAGCACCTTAATGAAATCTGGTAGCAAGTTGGCAAGCATGGGGACGGGCTTACCTACTTGAAGAAGATCAGCAACCGTAAAACTCTTCTTTTCAAAATCTCTAAACTTTTGCCACGAGCATGCAAACCAAACACCGTCAAGTCTTACAAGCACAACGGCTATTTGCCCCCATGCAAGTCTACGGTCAAGTTGCTCTTGTTGGTATGGATCAATCGCTGATTTTTGTATTCTCATGCCTTCCCTTGATTTACATTCTAAATAGCCACCTCGTCCACCTGGTAGCCAAATCTCAAAGTCACATCCCGCCTTGTCAGAGTAAATAGCATGGAAGCAATTCTTTCCACTACCTACTCTTTTATAAGGCTCATGTCTTTTATTTATCTCAGCAATCTTATGCTCCAGATAGAAAGCACCTATCTCTAAGATTTGTTCCTCAGCCGTCTTACCTTGCTTTTGGGCACGTAGTCCAGCATTACTCCTTGCCGTTGGGGTTGTCCTCATAAATCCTCTTTTGCGAGTCATATTCTATCACCTCTCTATTAAATCGATGGGCTATATATGAATAGCTTAAAAAGGCTTCAGAGGAAGATTTAATTTGTTCTAATTATGTTCAAATTCTCTTTGAATTTGAGTAGAATTGTAGTGATTTTTACCTATTTGTATCAATTCATAGGTAAAAAAGCCTAAATTCTACCTATAAAAAACCTAATTCTTTTATGATTTTTGAGATACTTTTTTATCGTTTTTAGTACCCCCCTCCCCCCCTCCTACTTTTTAGAAAAAATCAATGTTGTTTAAGTATTGAGAAATAAAGCATTTTTTAAATAGGTGGGAAATAGTAGCTAGGGGGGAGGGGGGGTATCTCTATACTAGCTAAAAAATATCATGCTTGTGTATCATGTGGGTGTATCACTAAAAAAAATATACACTACCCCCTTAAAAAATACCCCCCTCCCCCCCCTCTCTTAATTACT